TACAAAACAACCCTGACGGGTTGCCTCAATTGCCCGATTTGGGCTTTTGTAGGTATCGGTGGCGGGTATCACCACAATGTCAGCGCGGGCAAATTCTTCCAACATGGTTTCATGCGACCAAGGAATTGCCCCGCCAAAGTTTGAAACCACCCGCAGCGGGTAATGTTCAATTTCCAACAGGATGCGCCGTAGGCTTTCTTTGTTAACGGCGTGTCCATACCACAGCAGATTCACGCCGTTGCAGTGTGGCAGCATCTCATCGTACTCAAACGGGTCGGGAATGACCACGGCATCTTTGCCCAATGCCTTGATGCGCCTTGCCATTTCTTGGGTCGGGCAAGTCACCACATCGGCAATCCGCAGCGCCTCGGTGTAGTGCATCCAATCAAAATGGTCATCGCAGAAATCCACAATGACCCGTGCGCCACGCGCCTTTGCTTGCGCCATGTCCATCAATTCTTTTGCTTGCGGCTTGGCAAACACCAATGTGCCCGCCGTGAAGTCATTGAGGGTTGCCCAATCGCCCGCCGGTATCTTGGCCCTGTAGCGCCAGCTTGCCGACCAATGGTCACCAAAGTGAATAAACGAAACCCGATCATCCTGCTGCGCTTGGGTGTTGATGAGGTTGCCCAATGTCATCATGTTTTCTTCCCTTTTGCGAATGATGGCTTGAATCAGGCCGCGCCCGTGACCATTGAATACCGCATCCGGTAGGTAATCGTAATAGGTTTGGAAATGCTCGGCTTGTAGCGCCATTGCCGTGTTGCAGTGGAAAGTCTCTCCATCAGGGTCAATCCTGACCTCAATCAGCTTGTCACCGTCTTTGAGGCCATCGCCGTTAACCCGCAGCGTGTCTCCGGTGTTGCAGGAATCAAACCCAAACAGTTCAAACTGGCGGTATCCGAGGACGTAGAACAGCGAAATGGCGCGTAGGCCGGAGGTAGTGCCACCGCCAATCAGCATGACGTTTGTGGGGCGATTTTGGCCCTTGGTGATGTATGGATGCCAAATGGTGACATCGCAGCCTTCAAGGTTGTTAAACATCGCCGGATGGCATTGTGATGCGATCATGTACCGCACAGCCTTGTGGGGCTTGTAGAACGCGATTCGATGTTCTTGCGGATCAATGGCTACGGCGTAATCAGGAATCACGCCGTTGTCTATTAGCCAATCGTGTGCGCCCTTGATGGCGACAACCGGCGCACCGGTTGCTTGCATTTTCTTGATGAGTTCTATTTGCCCCGTGACGCTTGGGGCGCTTGCCACCAACAAGATCGGGCCAGCGTGTGCGTGTTGATTGTGAACAACCTGTGGATAACCTCGCGCTATCGCAGCATCCATGTGCGCGAACAGCGTGTTGTCATCCGCAACACATTGACCGGTGACTTTAAGGGGTAGAAAACTCATTAAGAAAACCCCGCTTCTTTAGCGGGGAATCCGGTTTTAGCCTGCTCCGACCATGATCAAGCCAGCATTGTTGACCATGCAGAATGGTGCAGATGCTGACGTTGCCGAGGTGTTAGCCACAATACCTTGGATGAAACCGGCAGACACGGTTGTGTCATCCAGCGATCCAGCGGTTGAGGTGGTGTACAAAGGCACTTTAGGCTGGCAGGAAACCAGCAAGTTAACCTTGAGCATACCGTTCAAGCCAACCCAGCCGTAGTAGCTGGAGGCAATCGCGGTTTGTGCAAAGCCAACCATGTTGAAACCCAGCGCAGCAGCATTGGTGGTGGTCACAGGCACAGCACGCATAACGGGAGTGGTACTTGCCGAGTCTGCATAAGTGCTCATGATCACCGCATCAAATGCAGCAATGGTGGATTCGGCGCGGACAAACATATACACGCCGTTGTTGCTGGTGTTGACCCGTGTACCAGGGGTAACGGGGAACAGGGTAGTGGAACCGGCAGACGTGGACGCATAGGTTGCGGTCAAGTCAATACCAATTTTTCCATCGGTGACGTAATCAGCCATGATGATTCTCCTTATTCAGTCATAACGCCTTGGAACTGAAGTCCCGAGGCAGTCATATTGCCAGCCCATCCAATCAGGCGCACGATGGCATCCTGGTTGGTACTCATGCGCTCATCGCCGATTGGGACGAAGTTGCGATTGGTGTGTGGTCGGAAGAAGATGTACTTGCTATTCAAGAAATAGCCAGTTGAGGTGGGGATATTGCCACCAATACCACCGTCCAACACCACATCAGCGTTCATGTACTTCGATGCAACAAAGCCGAGTTCAGCCATCTTGCTTGAGCCAGGGAAACGCTGGATATTTTGCAGGGAAGACATGAAGAATCCCCACAGGTTGTTGTCCAACAGAATCAAGTCAACCACATCGCTACCGCGTGAGGTCTTGGCATACAGGCGGTTAAAACCGGTCTGAATGTTAGACGAAGATGCGGATGCGCCGAGGTCGGTTGAAAAGTCAAACGTCTGATTGCGCCAAAAAGACCATGTGGAACGGTCAATGCCGCCGACCACGCCGGTTGCCGGATTAGCGACCACCATAGCTTGCAGACCGGTGATCTGCTTGCCGTTGTTGGCTGTGCCGTCCGAATAGATACCGGTCGAGATCAAGTTCTCAATCGATGCCTCGGCAACGTCCAAACGTGCGTCAAACAAATCAATGATCTGTTCTTCGCCGCTGTTTTGGAGCATTTCCAAGCCATTGATGGTCACTGCGACAGCGGCCTGCTTGATGGGGAACTGAGCCGCGCTGATAACGTCCGCAGGGCTGATGTCCAAGACTTCAGCGCCTGAGTAGTACATCGCGGTACTGTTTGCTTGGAACGACAATTCTTGCAGAATGGTCGAACCGCCGGTGAACGGCTTGTACCGTCCTTTTTCACGCAGACGGGTTAGCAAAGCATTGTTTTTGGTCACGTTGTCGGCGACTGTGCCGGAACGCGATTCAATGGTCGTTGCCAAAACGTCTGAGTAGTTTGCATTTGCGTATGCCATGACTAACTCCTATTTAACCGAAAGACCGTAGCGCATTGGCTATCACGGCCCGCCGGTCGGTTTGATTAATGACGGGGTTTGCGCTGCCACCAGGTGCGCCGCGCACACTTACCGCCGCTGTTCTTGCTCTCTGCACTTGGGCTTGCGCTTGCGACTGTTGTTGCTGTTGAGCATACAAACTTTGCGCGATTTGCGGATCAAGCCTAATTGCCGTGTCATATGCCAATTGCAATTTCTCGCGTTCAGACATCTGACTTGTGTCACCCAAAACCTGTGGCGCTTGGAGAAGCTGCAACATCCGGTCGGAGACTGCCTCAAAGTGCAGATTTGCGGGGTCGCTCGCAAACTGCTGGATAACAGAGAGTGCCCTGTTTTCGTTCGATTTCTGCGCTTGATACTGCTGCTGCGTTATGTGTTGCGTCAGTTGCTGCACTTGTTGCGCGAGATCATTGTAATGCGAATCCTGCTGAACCGGTGCAGTCCCGCCCAAATGGGCAGAAACTTGGTCAATCGGAATCTGAAATTGCTGAATCATGTGGGCCACGGCCTGGCTCTTTTGCGCCGGTGTTCCCGTCCGCAGCAGGGCCGCAGTCTGCAAAAGGGGAGCAATAGCCTGCGCCGGTGTGGTGTTTTCGTTCCGCAGAATCCACTCATAAGGCGCAAATTGCTCGGTGATGGCCCGAGCCTCGGCATCCCGTGTTTTGTATTGGCTGATGCCCTTTTCATAGTCGGCATCGCGTTGTGCAAAGGCTTGTTGGAGTTCTTGCGGGGCTTTTTCCCAATGGTCTTTCAGTTCCAGCCGCAGGGACTTAGGCATATCCACCCGAGGTTTTTCGGGCGTGTTGGGCGCTTGGCTGTCGCTAGTTGGGAATTTGGGCGCAAATTTGCCCTTTTCACGGGGTTGGCTTGGGCTTTTGCCTTGGTTTGCAGGATCAGATGATGTTTTTGCCAATGCCTCGCGGATCGTGTCAGCACGGCTTGGCGGCTCGGCTGGCGCGGGCGCTGGCGCTTCGGGTGCTGAAACTAATTCGGTTGTGTCGGGTGCGACAACTTCGTTTTCCATCATTTCATCCTTTTCATTTGGTCGAGGGTCATTTTGATCATTTCCTTGCGCTCAGGCGGCGGTCGGTTGTGTAGCCGATTTGCCATCTCCACGTTCAAGTTGCTGCGCTGCACCGGCGCAATGGGTGCGCCTGGGCGGTCAAATTCCTGCACCTTCGCCACTTGCCCACGCAGGCGGGCGTTGTGTGCCTCTTTTTTCTTTTGCCATTCTTTTTGTGCGTATTTGACATCCGAATGGCCCATCTCGATGGTGTCGGTTGCCTTCAAGTGTTCGCGCCATTGGGCACGGCCCATAATCATCTGACCGTCCGGCGACCGAAAAGGCTCAATGTCGCCAAACACCATCATGCGGTCGGCAAGCGACCCTTTGCTTTTCTCATACGGCTCGGAGCCGTCACTCGGAAAAACCCATGTTTCTTTCTTCATAGCATTTCCAACAGTTGTGCGATTTCTTCTTCATCACGCTGCAATCTTATCCGAAATTCAAGCTGCCTTACTTTTTCCATCATTGCGGCATAGTCAATCGGGTCACGGGCGGCAATTTCTATGGCTTGTGTCGGTGCGCTGGTTATTTCTTCGCGCTCGGCTGGCGGTAAGCCAAACAAGGCTTCGCGCAACTTTAGCTTGCGTTGTTTTTCAGCTTTTTGGTCTGAGTTCCATTGCTGGTTGCGTTTTTTTTCATCAAAACCAAAATGCCCACCTAGCAAAACATCAATTGGCGGCGGTGGCGGTGGCGGTATATTTCCGTCAATTGTATTAAATGGAAGAGCAGCAAAAGCTGAAAAACCAAACATAATTATTAAATTATTTTAAATTTTTGTTTTGAACAATTATTGCTCTTCAGCTAGTAGCGGTGTATTGCCTTCAGCAAGCCATTCTAAATATTGCTGGTAATCGGTGTTGTCTGGGTCAAACGGAATACACGCCATATCAGCCAACCTACAAACGCAAGACACTTCGTTGTTAGAATTTTTTATTAGTTTGTACATTTATAACTCCGCAGACAAAGCTATTGTTTGAACAGCCCTAGAATTTTGGTAAAAATTACCCACATAAATAGAAGCGCTATCTATTGTAAAACCAATACCGCCACCGCTTGCTGTTGGGTTTGCTCTCATTGGCGCAACATATGTTATTGATGCCCAAGACCCTGATGTATTAACTATAATTCCAGGTAAAGTTTGATAGTATCTTAAACATAACCCCAATTCAGTTCCATATGAACGGTAATCAAACGATGTGGATATATTGCTTTTTTCTAACTGCACACCAGTGATGTAGAAAGTAGCAGCATTTGTGCCAACTATGGATGTTGAGCCAGTGGATGATAAATAATTTCCAGCAACCCATGCTCCAGCAGTTGCGCTTAATGCTGAACCCACACCAAGACTAAAATTTATTTTTACTCCAGCTCCATTAGTTGCCCCTAACCAAGTACCGCTTGTATCACCTAAAATGACTATAGTTTCAAATTCCCAAGTGTTTGCTGAGTTAATTGTGTAAGCAAATGGATAACTTCTATTATCTGCTGAATTCACAAACGAACCACCAAATGTTCCGGTTAAAGAACTACGCACCCAAAACGATAAAGTAACTGTAGCTGCATTAGCAGTTCCCCATCCGCAATCTGCAAAATTAAATCCTTCTATTCTTTGTTGTTGTAAATAATAATCACTTGTACCAATTGAATATGCAGATAAAGAAGTAACACCTAAATAATTTGAAAATCCTACAGGCAGTGCAACAGAACCAGCATTTTGCTGAACACTAAATTTTCCTGCAAGACTTTGAAATGAACACCATCTATCAAGAGTAAAAATTCCGTTTGCTGGAGTAACACTAGCCCCCGCATTTCTTTGATCAATTACCATTGCGCCGTTAATTATTCGATTTTTAAATCCAAAAGTGTTAGGTGCATTAACAGTTCCAGTCAAAATTGTTGATTGAAGTTCGCCCGTAGAAGGCTTATACAACAGCTTTGCGTTACCAGTGTAAATTGTAGACGCAGTGCCTGATGTTGCAGCAAGAAACGCTGGATAAAGGTTAGATGTAGTAACCGTATCGTTGCTAATGGTGACTGAGCCACCACCAGAAGCTGCAATAGTTTGATTAGGCCAAGTTCCAGTAATCGTGACGTTTGTACCAGCTACTAGCGCTGGTGTAGTTGTGCCTGTACCGCCATTAGCAATGGCTACAACACCAGTGACATTTGCTGCTGTACCAGTGGTGTCTTGGTTGAGCGTGGGCACATCACCTACAGCAATTGCCCGCATGGTCACATTTGTGCCATTGCCCGCCAAAAAACGTGAATTTTGTACGCTGCCAGCTAAAGCATTAAGAGCCGCTTGTTGTGTAGTTTCCCCTGTGCCGCCATTGGCAATTGGAAGTGCCGTGCCGGAATAGCTAATGGCAAGCGTTCCGCTAGTGGTAATTGGCCCGCCTGTAACAGACAAAAACGCAGGAACAGTAGCGTTTACCGATGTAACAGTTCCTGAGCCGCCACCGCCGGAATACTGAGGAATGTTTAGCGTATTGGCAACAAACGTAGCAGCGCCTGATGTTCCTGTAGTGGTTAGCGTGATTGGTGCTTGGTAATCAGTTCCAGCAGATGCAGCAGAAATTGCAGTACCGTTGCCCTACAAAACGCCTGTAATGCTGGTTGACAGCGTAATGGCTGGCGTTGTAGTGCCAGTAGCCACAGTGCCCGCAAAACCATTGGCAGAAACAACAGATGCACTTGTAACTGTTCCCACATTTACAGAGCCGCCCAAAGATGTAGAAGCGCCATTTATTGTGATTGAAGAATTAGTTAATGCACTGTTTGGTATTGATGTTAAGCCTGATCCTGACCCCGAAAATGAAGTAGCGGTAATCGTTGTGCCTGTTACGGCTTTTGGCGTTGTTGCGCCAATGGTCATGTTGTCTATTGTTCCCACATTGGTCGGCGCAACCTCAATTGAACCCGTGCCGCTGGGTTTCATGTGCACATGGCCTGTTCCGGTCGGGCTGATGTCAATCTGCGCGTTTGACCCGTTCATGTTGGTCGAAACATTGACCGAAACATTGTCGCCGCCGCCGCCGCCCATGCTGATCTGAGTCGTGCCAGCAGAGTTTTTTAGCGACAAACCACCGGAATTGGTGGCCTGCACCGTTGGCGTTGTCAGCTTAGTCAAAACCGCATCAGTACCGGAGGTAACCGCTTTTTCTGATGGCAGCGTGACAAACACATCTTTTGCGCCAACGTCAAAAACAATTTTGCTACCAGTGCTGGACGAAATTACCGCGTCGCGGGCTAATGTGCCTGCTGAATACGTTCCAATGCCTACTTCCCATTGAGCATCCAGCGCGATGGTGTAGTAAGTGGTATTCCCATTGCCTATTGCGGCAAATGACTGAAAGCCGGTTACAAGCCCGTCCAACGTAAGTGTGCCCGATCCTGTTGTTGTGGATGTTTGTCTAATCCGATCCCCAAGAATTAAGCTCATTGCACAGCCTCCACGCCAATAATCATTCCATCAGGGCCGCGAATGACACGCTTAGGCGCGTTGAATTTTTGCATAGCAACACCAATGTTTTGCATAGTTTCATTATGCAAATTTGCCATTTGATCGTTCATGGCTGCAATTTTTTCCATTGATTGCAAAATCGTACCGCTTACATTGTCAGAATTTTCTAATTTTCCAATTTGTGCAACCGTAATTTTGGTGTTTGCATCTAATTCGGCTTTCCATCGCTCAAGTTCTTCTTTACCAGCCATTTCACGGGCTTTGATTTGCAATTCGTTGTTTTGCTTAACCGTCTCAAAATCAGCTTTCATCTGCGCCAATTGCATCTCAGCCTGCACCTTGGCTTGATGCATCTGTACTTCAAACTGTGCTTTGCCTTGTTCAATTTGGGCCTGCGCCTGCATTTTCATTTGCTCAGTTTGTGCTTGGGCTTGCATTTTCATTTGTTCTGCCTGTTGATCAGCCTGCAATTGCAGCATCTCGGGCGGCGGGCCAGGCTGTTGTTGCTGTGCCATTGCCGCTTTCTGTTCCAAGGCTTTCATGGCGCGTTC